TTGATATGAAGCGTGACAGAGTTCGAGCAACGAGGGCACGCATAGCGTTCACGTAACATCGTAGTCCCTCCAACTTGATTGGGAGAATCCACGAACCCGCCCGTCCGGCTGGATGTACACCCAGGTCGGAGCGTCCGGGTCGCAGCCGCAGCCTGCGACATTGCGCTTGTCGTGCACGATGACCTGTTCGCAGTTGTTGCAAACTACTGCGACGGTTTTGTTTTTCTTTTCTTCCATTGTTTGTCCTGGCTTGTGAGTCTGCCCTCACGGTACGGATGGCACAGGCATTCGCAGCCGGCTGTCTCTTCCGACGGCCAACGCTTGAGTGCCCGCTCCACCGTACCGCAATGATCGCAGCCCATTCAGAACGGTTCTGGATCGTTGTCGCCGCTCATCACGGCTTCGAATGCTGCGTCCGGTTCTTCGCTGGTGATCTCCCACAACTGGGCATCGTCGAACTTGGCGGCGCGCTTGACCAGCCACACCGTTTTCTCTTCGCCCTTCTTGTTGACCACCTTGACCTGCTCGTTCTCGGAACCGTCGTGGCGAATCTTGACGCCCCACGTCCCGTCTTTCAACTTGTACCAGGTTGCTTCGTTCATGTCCATTCTCCTAACGTTACGGCTTTCTTCAGCCGGTCGACCATGCTGCGGTACATGGCCAACTCCTGTTCTAGTTCCGCTATCCGCACGCGGTCTTCTTCTCGCTGCTCGCGCAACGAGTCGACTGTCGTCTGTAGTTCCTGCAACCAGGACTGATACATAAAGGATTCGTTCTCACTCATCCGCCACTCCGTTCTTGCCGTAACGCCGGCGCTCAGTGGGCGACAAGCCGCCCCAGATTCCGTGCGTTATCTGGTTGTCGAGCGCGAACTTCATGCAGTTCTTGTAGACGATGCAGTCCGCGCAAATCTTCTTGGCTTCGGCGTGCTTGGCGTGCCAGCCTGCGCCGTGCTCGGCAAAGAACAACGCCGGATCCTCGCCCTTGCAGCGGGCGAACTCCATCCATGACGTGTCTTTGTTGACCAGTTCCCACTCGCTCAGCAAGTCCATGTAGTTATAGCCCCCATGCTTCGAATCCTTTTTGCCCTTGCCCGACGTGGTAGTCATGTATTGCCTTGGCTGCCTTCAGGTTGGTGGTCGGATCGAACAGTTGTTCGCATCCGACAGTAGTCAAGATGCCGATCGTTTGCAAGTACCCCTTCGGATACCACCGGGTGGGCAGGCACCACGAACGATCGTTGATTTGCGTCAGCCCGATGTCGGTCGAGCCGTCCTCGTTGCGCGTCGTGTTGTGTTGGGTCGGGTCGCACCGGGACTCTCGCCACATCACGTAGTCCAGGGTCGGCATGCTGTCGGCATGCCAGCCCAGGTCCTGAGCCAACCCCCACCACTGACCACACCGAGCGTGGGCGGAATCCTCGTCGTTGGCAGTCGTGGTGGGGGCGGCGATCGTGGTGGTGACGGCGGGGGGGAAGGAGGTAACCCCCGCCGTCACCGTCGTTGTTGTGACGGTCGCAGGCTGACGCTTTACCCCGCCAGTCTCGAACCCGATCACGAACAACGATGCTGACACAACGGCCAGCATTCTCGGAATGAAATCCACTACTTCTCCTCCTTCTCCAACAGGAGACTAACCAGTTCCGAGAACTCCGACAACGTCATCAGTACGATTCCTTCGTTCGACCCGTCCGGCATGGCGACCATGGCGAACGGGCGTATGTCGCCCAATGCCTTGGCTGCGTCCGATTGTGCCTTGGCTGCGTCGAACCTGGTGGCTATGGCCTTGATCTGCGCGCCGGCTTTTATCTCCACGCGCAGCGCCCCGCCCCAGTTCTCCTCGTGTCTGGTGAGGTGGCCGCCCAGTCCCAGTTTCTTGCGGGCGCGCCGTGCCTTGCTGTCTCCCTTGCGCCTGTTGCGTTTGCCGCGTGCAGCAGGGTCACCACATCCCCTGACCCTGCGCACGCCGCGCTTGTCGGGTCGGCCCAACGTGCCGAACAACGGGCAAGACTTCTCGCTGCACTTGTTGTAGTTCCCCTGACAGTAGCCCTTGCGTTCGTCAGTCACGCTTCACTCTTGCTTCCAGGGTTTGGATGGCCTTGTTTGCTTCGCCCTTGGTAAGCATATCAAGTTTCACGATCGGACGATTGACGATCTCGGCGATGGTCTCGGACTGCTTGCCTCTTTCGCCGATGCCGTTGGCCATCAGCATCGCACGCAACTTGCCGATCTGCGCGTTGCTTGCTTTGGCGTCCGGGTCCTTGATTTGTGGCGGCTGTTCCACTGCGTTGGGGAACACCTTCTGGATGTTCTCTGCTATGAAATCCGGCTTCGGTGGTGTGGCTGGCTTGGTCTGGAGTCGCTTGAATGCGTCACGCAACTTCGGCATCGACGAGTCGGTCAAGTTGTTCAGGTCCACGTCCGCTTCACGCGCCACGTCCTGTGCGTCCAGTCCCGCCTTGGCGCACGCCTCACGGAACTTCGTGACCGTGTCGGCGTCGTTGCGCGGCTGTGTCATGCGCTCCACTTTCTCCATCTCCTGCCGGCTGGGCCGGGGCTGGGACTTGGATGCGTACTTCCAGTTGGCCAAGGCCCTGCCGATGGCCGAGGTCTCTGCGTTTTCGACGTGTGATGTACGGTTCACCGGGCTGGCGTCGCGAACTTCCTCGGCAAAACCAGTAGCCACGGGACGTGGATCAGCAATGTCCCTGTACACCTCGGCCTTGAACACCACGCGGTTGTCGTCGTAGTGGTAGATCTGGGTAAAGACCTGACCATTGGGATTGTCCTCCCAGAACTTGGCAAGCCGGGCTTCGACCGTCTCGTAGTTGTCCAAGTTGAATCTCATTGCTGCTCTCCTTCCATCACACGGAACGTGCGATACGTGGTTTGTTTCTTGTATTTCGCGGCGAGAGCGGGATGCTCTGCCTCGAACTTCTTGGTGTCGAACGAGTTGCGAGTGGCCGTCTTCCATATGACCAGCACCCTGCCGTTGATCCGGCCAAACTCTGCGGTCTTCATCGCCTCGCAGATCTCGGTCTTGATTTGGCTGAGCCGCTTCTCGTGCTCCTCGACCATCTCTTGGCGCTGGTTGTACTCGTGCACCAACTTGCCCATGTCCGGCTCGAGTTCTGCCGTGGAACCGTCGGCGTCGTACAGTTCTGCCAAGTCCTCGTACCTGACCTCGGCACCGTCCGGAATCATGCCCATGTCGATGGCTGCCAGGTAGTTGCGGCATGCGTCGATGTGGATGCGCTTCTCGTCGGACGTCACTTTCTGTTCGTGGAACTGGATGTCCAGGTCGCTGTCGAAGATGACCCACGTGACCTTGTCGACGTTCGCGCAGATGGCCTGCTGCACGCCCTGCCAATACCACATGCGTGGCAACTTGCCGTCCCAGCGCTTGCGGGTGGTCTTGATTTCGTACACGCCGCCGGCTTCACTGACCGCGTCGATGGTCGCCACGAGGCGCACCCCGTCCTCTTCGTACGCGTGCATGATGCACGGAGTGGTCAGCGGGTAGCCCAGCAACTGGGCAGCCCAGTCACGGATAGGACCCTCCAGCGTGTTGCCGCGCTGCATGGCACGGTTCTCAGCCTCCGGCTTGGGCGGCTCGTCCTTCAGTAACTGGATGGCCAGTTGCGTGGCGCTGGTGTACGGGTGCTCGTTGTGCACGGCTGCTGCGTTGGACGCCGAGATGCGGGCCAAACCGTTCTCGTCTCGCCATCGCACCGCCAGCCATTCGGCGCTGCCGTGCCTGGGTTTGTTGAACGTGTAGTGCTTCATCGGTTTCTCCTCCGGTGAATCTAGGTTGTGGGTGTTGTGTAGTTACAACTCGGGTTGCTCCAGCACCACGATCTTCTGGACCATGGCGCAGGGGATGTGGGTCAGCATACCGACCTGGTCCATCTTCGGCAACTCGTCGGCGAAGTACGAACCGGTGATGGTCACGTACCCCTCAAGCGCGTCGGGATACAGGTAGCCGACGCTGACCACGTGGGTTGCCGTCGGCTTGTAATCGGACAGGTCTATCCAGCCGTTGGTCGAATCGAAGGCGTCAATCCAATGGATGACGACAAGGGACCAGGGGCATTTAGTCGAGCCAACAGACATACTCGCAGGTTACCCGTCCCTTCTCCGGGTCCACGAACATCAGTCTTTGGCTGGGTTTTCCGACCGCCGCCACGAAACTCTTGGCGTACTGGT